TTAGCAAATGGATTAGCACCTTGTTGAATCTGACGACCTGCCACATAACCAGTATTAAGTGCTTTACCGTATGCAACAGCAACACCAAGTGTTGCAATAATAGGGCTAAATGCAGCCTTAGCGCCTGCTCCTAGCACACCTAATCCACGCTGAAGTAGACTTGGGTCTTCTTGAGTAAACTTAGCAGTTGGGTAAAGAGCCTTAATGTTTGTTTGCGCTTCTTCTGTTAGTGCTTGAAACTGACGCTTAGCGTCATCTGCTTTAAGAGTACGAAGTTTCTTTGCTTCCTTAACGGTGTAAGCCAATTGTTCAACAGCAAGTTGTTGCTGAGGTGACAAGTTGGCATTCTTTGCAGCATTGTAGACTGAAGGATTAACTTCTCCTACGACTGGATTTATGCGGGCCATTAGTACCCATATTCAGCAAGGGTTGAATAAATAAGTTCGGCTTCTCCAGTTGGGTCAAACTGAGCAAGTTTGCGCATAGTTACAGAAATAGGTTCTGTTGTAGTAGGAAGATTCATTACTTCACTTCCTGGTCCTTCACCAATATCTACACCAGATGAAATAGGTTCATTGGGACGTGTAGTAGGAGCCATTAACTCTGTTGGCATTTCCATTTGAACTAACCCTGAAGCACCCATAGCATTAGCGCCCATGCTGTTGCCAGCCATTGGTGCTGCTACTTGGTTTGAGTAGGTTTGCTGTCCTTGTCCGTATGGAAGTCCTGAGATGTATCTTGCGCCTTGTGTTGGTCCCCCGTCAGTGCGCTGAGAAAGAGCGCCAGGACCTGATACTGCTGCTGGGTTAGACGGTGCACGATAGCCACCACGACCTTCTGGTGCAGTTGTCATTACTCATCTCCTTCGTCTTCCAATTCATCATCTTCAACTTCTGCTGGTTGGCCAAAGGAATCTTTATTGTATTCCTTAGCCATACGCATCATGCCTTCGGCATTCCAGGGTGTCATTGCTTCTGACACTTCCGTATGCAAGTAACGAGTTCCATCATAGTCTGCCCATTCTGTAATTATTAACCAGTTAGCGCAGATAAAGTTAGCCCCATCAGGGTCTTCCTCTATTAGAACTCTTAATGCTTGCTCTATTTTCTCCCTGAATCTCTCACTCATTTTGCGTACTGAATCTTTGTAATAATTGGTGCACTTGTATAGATGTCCCACATGCACGCCACCTCAATGGCTCTGCGAATTATTTTTTCCGCTTGCTCTGGAGTTTTCGCTTTATCAATATGTAAAGCCTCCATAACTCCCAAAGCAACATCGCCACCGCTCCCACCATAATAAATACCACGGATATCACGGTCCCAAGAATAATCTTCAAAGATAGGGTAAATAACTCCATGTATGCTGATAATAAAATCTGAATCCTGCGCTGCTGCATCGCCATCTTCTTTCATGTCGTAACCTGCATCAATAAATAGTTTACGCATAGTAGGTATAAACTTTTGTGTTACAAACAAATCTAAGTTTTCCAACTTAGTTGGCTTAGGTGGTTTCCACCCAAACTGTAAGATGTTAGAACCACGGCTAGCACCAGAACCTGCAATTAGGTATCCATTGTTTTCTATAATCTTATGAGTAGCAATCGTCATGGGACGACCACTATCATCAGATGCTCTTGAATCGCAGCCGATTACAGACCAGCCATCTCCTTGATAAGCAGCAAGTGTTGTCATTGTCCCCTACCTAGTTATCTTTGAGTTACGGTTCTTGCCGAAGCGTTTGCTGTCCCGCCCATTGTTAGACTGGAGAGTAAACTTTGTAGTCCTTGTGGAGGAGCGCCACCTGCTGGAGCCGCGGCGGGAGCAGGGGACGGTTGCTCAACCATAGGTGCTTCTCCAGCAGGTGGTAATTCTGGAGCGAACACATCATTGATTGCGTCCTCAATCTGAGTGCCACGCTGACGAAGACGGATTACTTCTGCAATCTTTTTAACGATTGTAGTTGGGTCTCCGCCATTAGCAATAAGTTGTGGAATAGCCTGTGCTGAAGCATTTAAAGATGAAATAAGAGCATTGCGCATTTCTTCTACTTCAATTTTTTCCTGCTCTTGAGTTACGTTAACTCCAAATGGCAATTCACGCTGCGCTAAGTCCTTAGAGATTAATTTACCGCCAAGGGCTTGCAACATAAAAATAAGTCCCTGTGCTGGATTAAGACCAGCCAACATTCCATAACGAACATCAGCGGAATAGTCTCCCTTAATGTCCTTTGATGGTGTGTACTCAATTGCATAAGGGCTACCAGAATCAATACCACGAATTGACTTTTGCTCATTAAAGATTTTTTCATCTACTTCAAAGCAAAGTGAAATTACACTCTTAAGTGCAGATGCAAAAATAGCCTGCGCTGATTTAACTTGTGTGTCAAATCCACCCATAAGGGCTTGGACGCCTTGACCAGTAATAATTGAAGCATCAATATTTCCAGTACGTGATTCAGGATAGCGTGTTCCAGTACGCAGTTCGTTTTGTAGAACTGCTTGCTCATTAAACAATGAACCAGATACTGGTAGTTCAACTCGGCGAACACCTGCTGGGTTTTTAGTACGGATAACTCCGTCTCCACCGAATTGGAACTCGTTCACATCGTCAGGGACAATCAGTGGTGCTTGTACGGCCTTCTCTGTTGCTTCCATCGCAAGTAATGCGAATCTATTGCGAAGCAACTGAATGCCGAGTACATCATCAAACTGTCCACGCATCTCACCATCAACGGTTGGTCGCTTTGCGACTACAACCATCATCTTGCCAATAGGATTCTTAGCACGGGAGATAACTAGGTTCTGACGGTCTGGAACAAAAATAATAGATTGATACTGGTCGTAGTAACGAACAATCTCAACTCTATTATTCATATCTTGGTCGTATCCGTCACGACCAAGTAAAACGTCAGCATGCTCTGGGAACTGAGAAATTAATTCAGCCAGTGGCATAGCATAACGCTTAGCAAAAGCAACGCAGCGTCCGTAGCGGTCAAACTCAGGATACGCCCCGACAGGACTTTCTACGCGAATACGCGGCAACTTTGCTTCAGTGTCCAGTTCAATAATGAACGGAACAAACCCAAATGTAATGTACCAGTCAGCACCTGTGTACATCTGTACTTGTAACTCGGAATTGTAAAGATAGTTAGCAGCAATACGAGTACGGTTGTCTGCTGCTTTACGAGCACGGTCTTTAGTTTGGCTAACTACTGAGCAGTTAACTGCTGGTAGTGGAGCCATAACTTCAGATAGGTCACGGGCTACAATGTCAACAAAGTTAGCAACTACGTTAGCCTCTACACCTTCTGGAAAAAACTCAGGGTATACATTAGAAATTAAACCTTGACGAACTAGTAATACATCTTGATGGCGACTATCACGGTCACGGCTACGGTCCTTTAAAGACGCAACACGTGCAAAAATTTGCTTATCAGTTAGCATTATTTACTATTCCTTTTTGCTCGTGCAACGGCTTCTGCAACTGCTTTTCTTTGTGCTGGTGTAAGTTTTTTACGAGCAGCAGCAATGCGTTGTTCAATTGTATCGTTTTGCTTACGCTTTGCTCGTACTTGCTTTTTTAAAATTGCTAATCTTTCTTCTGGAGTTAAACGCTTACGAATTGGTGCATCTTTAGGACCAGCAGGTTTTTTATTAGCACCTGTAAGAATTTTTTCCCGAAGGATTCCTTGAATACCACGTTCATCTGCTATCCGCATTAATGCTTTTTCTTCTTTAGTTAATTCAGCAAATGCTTTTTTAATTGCAGTAAGTTCATCTTTTGGTGGTAAATCTTCTCTAACTTTTGGAGAGCGCTCTGCAATAGTATTGCCAGTGCGTGTAGAACGTGCTGGAATACCAGCAGTACCTTCTGGATAAAACTTGCCACGGATAGTTTGACCTTGTGGTACTTCTTGGTCATCTACATCTCGTTGACGTTCTGCACGACCCTTAGATTCTTTCTTTCCTGCTTGACGAAGTTTTTCAATACGTATTTTTTCTTCTTGTGCGTTGCGCTTTAAGCGCATTTCTGCTTCAGTACGTGGACGTTCTTTTAATTCAGTTCTTGTAGTTTTAGCAGGTGCTTTAGTTACAGAATTTTTTCCAGTAATTTTTCTTTTAGGATTAGCAGCAATACGCTTGGCAACAACATCTGCTGGTGTAACCCGTTCTTTTTGCACAGACTTAGTTACAGTTTTTGTATCAGGCTTTGGTCTTTGTGGTTTGTAAAGATTGTAAAGTTCTTTAGCAGGGTCTACCTTTGGAGCACGAACTCCACTGCTGCCTCTGCGTTCTACCACACGCTTAGGTGCATTAGCCACATCTGGTCTACGAACAGCGCGACCTAACTTAGGTGCGCCAGTTTGCATCTCAGTGCGGATAAGTTCTTTAATATCTTTTTGAGTAACTTTCTTTGCAGCAGCCTGCATAAGACGTTTCTTTGCTGCATTAGAGACGGCAGCACGGGCTATTGCGGCTACTACTGCTGCTGCTAGTGGTGCTGGCATCTCTACTCCCTACTTCTTCTTTGGTCTTAGTTGTACTGCACTTTTTTTCTTTGGTGTAGGTGTAAACTTACGAACACTACGTGCATCATTTTTAGGAACTCTACGACTCATTACTTGAGTCATGTTTGGTAGACCATAGTAATAATCATTAAGAGTTGCAGTTTCTTCTTTAGAAAGCACAACAGATTTTGTACGTGAACGAATTTCTTTATCAGCCTTTGAGCCAACTTTATTTGTTTTTTTATTTGCAGCCTTTAAGCCACGAGCATTTGTTTTTGCTTTAGCACGATTTGCTGAAGTATTTGCTGTTTCTAATTTTTTCTTTAATGGACCAAAAACACCTTTTGGTTTTGTTGGGTCTGTGTTAATTTTAACTCTTCCGTATGAAAGCGCTCCTTCAGTACGTGTACTTGGGTCTGGAATACGCGCTGGTTGACGAGCATCGGGTTTAACACCCTTGTTTGTAGATGAATTAAAAACACGAGTAGTCTTTGCTTTACCCGCAGAACCACCTTGTCTTATAGAACCACGAGAAACACTTGAAATCATTTCTTCTAAAGATTTAGATGGATTTGGAGGATTACCAACTGACCTAGCAGCAGGTTTAACTTTTACATTCTTGCTTACACTTTTTGTTACTGCCTTTTTTGCAGCCTTTTTTGCTAATTCTTGTGCAGCCTTCTTTGCAGCAAGACGTGCAGCAACTGCTGCTGCTGCTCCTGCTATTACTGGTACTGGCATATTACTTACCCTTTGCTTTCTGACCAGAACGTGTGCGCTTTGCATTTGCTGGTTTAGGTTTTGGATTAGACTTCTTTGAAACGGCGTATGCTCCGCCTGCTGCTCCTGCACCAGCAATCCCAGTTCCAGTAGCAACTTTCTTTACAGTGCGAGTTGTATTAGATTGCATAGATTTCTTCATGCCCTTGGTTTCCCGCTTTGCCATGCGATAAGCAGCAGCGTAAGCCTTTGCCTTTTCACCTTCGCGAATAGCATCCAATCTATCTAACTGACCAAGGGTCATATTATCTGGAACACCCTTGCGTAATCCACCTAGCGGTGGTGTACTTAATGCAGGCATGCCCTTAACTTCTACTCCACCAAAGCCTTTATCAAGACCCATTTTAATCTTAAAAGCATTTGACTCACCAACAGTTGTTGAACCATAAGAACCTTTTTTGCTACTGCTTCTAGCAATTCTTTTGGTTGTCTTTGCAAGTTGCTTAGTACCTTGTTTCATGCGCTTGGCTTGCCCAAGTGTCATGTTAGGAGTTTGTTTTAAATCTGGAGAGCGTGCAATAATCTCTTTATCTTTTGCAATTCTTTTAGTCTTGCTAAGAGAATCAACACCCTTTTTAACAACATTTCCAGCCTTAAGAAATTTGCCAGGCCCAATAATCATTGCAGCATTAGCAACAGCATCTTTAGCAAGTTTTTTGTTACTTACCTTTGGCTTAGCATCGGCCTTCTTCTTGATGGCTTTTGCCGCTTGGCCAGTTCTTATCATGGCATTTCCTTATCCGAATTGTTCTTGCCACTGTTCTTGCAGTGCAAGGTCTAGGTTTACTGTTCCGCGTTTTGCTAGTTGTGCACGGGTTGCCCAACGATTATCTGCGTATCGTGAGATAACTGTGCTTTGTTGCATCAACTCACGGCAGCGTAGAAACGCAAACCACATGGCCATTACGCAGTCAGTCTTGCCTTTGGTCTCAGGCTTCCACGTAATCAGTTGTTGAATTAACGCTTTCATCCCTTCTGAACCTTCAGAAGAGGGAAATTCAATTGTGTTGTTCTTTTGGAATACCCCATCATGCATAGTGCCTAGCATCGTTGACATAGATGCAACACCGTGTGAGGTATCCCATTTGTTCTTCTGTGTAAAGTGTGGCTTTAAACTACAGCCGTATTGCGACAGCCATTGACGCAAATCGGTATCAAGTTCATAGGCTTTCTGGTGTGCGTTAATTTCAACACGCAACTCATTAGGGTTGTACTTGATAACAAACTCTTCAATCATCGCACGAATTTTTTGTGGTGTTGGGTCGGACATGTTCTCACAGTCCAGCACATACATCTTTCCGTCTATTCGATTATAGGTCATCGCTACAAATGCAGCATGGCCTCTACCCATAGCAGGGTCAAATCCAACAACTGTATAACCTTCGGCACTAATCGGATGTCCCACCGCGCCTGGTTTTAACGGACCTCGTCTACGTGTACCTTTGACACAAGCCTGAACCAGTGCGGGTGGGAAGATGGAATCTTCTTCGACATCCTCTTGCTGATAAACCAAAGCCCAAGTACTAGGGGTTACTTCACCACGGCGCTTGAACAAAGATGGCCCGTCCCATTTAGGGAATAGCCCTTGCTCATCGGGTAGTTCGTCCTCGTCTCCATCCCATGGATGGTCGGACTTAGGCCAAAGCGTTACCCAGTCTTCTGGCTTCTTCCTAAACTCCAATACCGCAGGCATTGCCATGTAAGTAAAAGGGCACTTACCATTAGACCAATGCTTAGGGTTACGGAGTTCCTTGTAAAAATCATTCGCCGCAATTCGTGTCCCTACAATAAGCAACTTGCCGTTTTTACCCAAACGGGTAATAACTTCTTTTTGTAACCAGTTAATCTGCTTGTCCCACTCATGGGCGTTAGCGGTTGTAATGCAGTCGTCCAAGATAATTAGGTCAGCACGTGCACCGTAAATCTGACCACCCATACCAAGTGCTTGGATAGTTGGGTCCTTCTCGGATGAATCTCTCGCATCGCCCCCAAGGTAAACGGTGTCTACCTTCCAGGTATCAGCATCTTGTTTCCAACCGCCCTCTGGTCCATAGGCTGTTTGTAATTTCAGCCAGCGTGGGTGGGATAGTCTTTGCTTAATCGCATACACGAACTCTCGTGCCTTATTAAGGGTCTTACTGACCACAATGATACGCACATTCGGATTGAGGGCGATACGGTAAGTTGAG